AGTTCAGGTCGCAGGTTCGAGTCCTGTTGGTGGCTTCGGAGGGCAGTGCTTTTCCCCTGTAACTCAGTTGGTAGAGTGGCGAGCTGTTAACTCGCATGTCGCTGGTTCGAGTCCAGCCGGGGGAGTTTCAGAGTGTAGCGCAGCTTGGTAGCGCGGCTGGTTTGGGACCAGCAGGTCGCAGGTTCAAATCCTGTCACTCTGACTTAAGGAGATTATGATGCCAAAGCGTGAATTGGATCGATTTGATTTGGAAGCAGAACGAGAAGCGTCTGCAATTCGTGGTCATCGTGGAATTCCGGAAACTGCTTACGGTAAGGGTATTACCAAGCAGCGAAGGATGCATAAGCGGGGACAGGAAATTTTGGAAACTAGAATCATCAAGAGAGGACAATGGCTATCATGACAGAAGAATGGTTAGGCATGGAAGACATCTGTTTCGTCACTGGTAAGATTATCAGGCGGTGGGAACAGGCACGATTTACTTGGGAGTTCGATGCTTGGATTTCTGTGGAAGGTCAGAAGATCATCGAAGAGGACGCATGTGGCGAAAATCCTAATGAAGAATCACGCATCATCTATGCTGAGTGGTATGCACAGGATGAGGCGGCCGCAGCAAATGAGGCAAATGAAGAATTTAGAAGGTGGCACAAATGAGAGCATTTAGTACACTAGAACTTCTGGTTTGCATCGCAATCATTTCTCTTTTGATTTCGATGACTCTGTTCTTTCGATGGGATGATACCAAGAAGGAACTTGAAGATAACCGAAAGATTCAAGATGCAACCGCCGAGTTGTGGTTGCTTCGTATCGAAGATCCGTCCCAACCCGTCTATTGGGTCTGGGAAGACAACGACGGCGTGATGTGGATGCTCTCTCGTAAGGACAACAAGGTAAGGAAGGTCGGACCATGAAAGGTGAAATTCATGATTTCTACGGCCCGTATCAGATTCACAAACATCCAGATGGAGATTTGGTTTTTATCAAGAATCAAGGAGGTCATTCTGGTGTGTACTCTATGAATAGCGAAAAACTTTTAAACAAGGTGAAGGTAAAAATTGAAGAACATGAAGAGGAATTGATGAAGTGGAACCTTCTTTTAGATAGGATCAATGAAAATGCGTGAACAAGAATATGCAAATACCATGCTTTTAATCATGACTACGATGAATATCTTTTTGGGTATTTTGATGATTTTTGAGATTATTCCATTAATATATGGAATGTCTCTTGCATTCTTCGGGATGTTTGGTATAATTTGGAAATGCAAGAGGGATCTCATGGGCGATGTTCGTCTGTGGGAGTCTCCGAAGGACTACCGGGATCGTCGAATCCTGCGTGGAAGATTTGAAGAGGAATCTAATGAACTGCCTTGATTGTGAAAAGCCCATTTCTGCCGCTCGTCTTGAAGCCCTCCCCGGTGCCGAATATTGTGTCAATTGTGCAGATAAGAATTCTGTTCCAGTAATTGCTCGCGTAATCTACAGTCACAAGTGCGACAGTGAACTTTTTATTGCTACAGGTAAGGAGAATGTTCGTCGTCTTGACCGAGAATGGGCCAGAGCGAGGTGAAGTGTCCGTACAAGAAGTGTATCGCAAAGGCCAAGCAAGGTGAACGCACGCGAGCAAGTGGAAATCAAACTGGCGGAAAGAAAAATGATCTGTTAACTCTGGAAAACGGAGAAAAGGTCAATCGGTTTGAATTTTACAGTGAAAGAGGAAATGGTATTGATCTTGATCCGCTATACTTAGCGGATCTTTTTCATAATCAACAAAAAGGTTTGTGTGCTTATACTGGACATCCAATTGACATGAATGATGTTTTCATTAATGACAAATTGAATCCTAGATGGCTCATGCAACCATCTCTTGAGCGAATAAATAATGTAACTGGTTATATGCGAGGAAATGTTAGAATTGTTACTATGTACGCTAACTTAGCATTTAAAGATTATCGTGGTGATAAACTCGAAGCAAGTAAGTGGATGTTTAGAGGAATACAGAGTCCAACGGTAGGAGTTACATTATGCCAAGATTAGTTGAAAATATACCGCCGGTACAGTGCTTTGTTAGAAAAGAATTTTTAAGAGATCATGTTGATGGTCACGGAGAATTTGTTCCTTGCTTTTGGGTTAGTGCAAAGTCAATTCAGGCCAGAGCCCTTTATTTCGAAAGTTACTTGTCAGAGTATGGTGCTTTGTATGATAAGTTACCTATCTCGGCATATACATGGAAAGACAACATAAAAGATTTTCTGCCTCTATCAGATTTAGAGATGTGGGATTGTTTGTCATATGATATTGTCTGTATTGAAAAAATGTTTCTCCGGGGAAGAGAGTGTAAGGTTTACTTACCATCTAACAACTGGATGGAGGGGAGTTATCTTTTCACACTTGACGGATATGGATCTGGAACCCTAGCGGAAACACCCAACGAACATAAATCTTTTAATGTAATAAAACTAGACAACGGTCAGTTTGGCTGCTATCCTAACAATCGTGTTATATGGAAAGATGCAAGTTTCACTCCAAAGGAACCGAAGCGGCCGGACTTCAAGACATCCACGCATTATTACTATGCCGAAGGAAACATGTCATTTTCTGATGATGATAATTACTTCTATGGAATAAATTTTGATAAGTAGTATTTCGTACACACACGAATTGGTTGATATAAATCCTTCGCTTATAGAAATCTCCAGAATTTCAACTGGAGAACTTTTTAGTATTGTGAAGAATATAAGTAAAGCAACCACACGCCCTGCTCCCGGAAGAACATTCGGGTTTGCAGTTTGGCATGATACTTCGCTTCTCGGTGTGATGGGATTCTCTAGTCCAGTGATTAATCTCGGGGTGCGGGATGAGTATCTTCAATTTTCAAAAAATCCTTCCGAAAAAGGTTACACACTCAAGAAATATATGGACATGTCAACCTGTGTGGGTTTGCAGCCGATCTCCTGGCACTGGAATATTGGGAAGTTAATTGCGATGCTTGCAACCTCCTCACAGGTTTCCATGTACTATAAGCATCAGTACGGCGATGAACTTCGGGGAATAACTACAACTTCTCTGAACGGACGAGGATCACAGTACAACCGCGTCTATAAGTTTTTAGGATACACGAAGGGGTATGGACATGAACATATTTCTGAGGAGAAGTATCAGGAAATGCTTGAGTGGATGAAAGATAATGATATTGAAATTCCATCCTGTGCCTTTGGTGCCGGCAGCAATCCACGAATGAGGCGTATTGCTGCCTATAATAAGGCAAAAGGCATAAAGGCATCAATGAAGCATGGCAAAAAAAGAGGTGTATATTTTTCGCCTTGTAGTAACAAATCGGTTGACGAACTAGCAGAGAATTGGTATAATCGTTGGGGTAAACCGAGATACGAACGAACAAAGGATAAGACTGCTCCTTACAGCAGCGGACTCGAATGATTACTAAAATTCTTACACTCAGCATCGTCTTTTCTAATCAGCCTCTTTTGGATTCGATTTGCCAAGTAGAATCAAATTGCGACTCTTCCGCGATCGGTGACAACGGAAATGCGATTGGCGCATACCAGATTTGGAGAGCCTACTGGCAAGATGCGGTTGAGCATGATCCCTCCATCGGCGGAGTATATTCGGATTGTACCGACAAGGCTTACGCGGAGAAGATTGTTCTCGCGTATTGGAGTCGGTATGCAACAGAAAAAAGAATCGGAAGAACCGTAACCGACGAAGATCGTGCAAGGATTCATAACGGCGGACCCAACGGATATAAGAAGAAGGCGACCGAGAAGTACTGGAAGAAGATCAAGAAGAACTTGAATGGAAACTAGAAACATCATCGATCATTACCACTATTGGAAACACGATGCAATATTGGCAGATTTGGAAGACAAGCGACACAATTATTCCGTACTATGTACTAACCTACATAATGACTTCAATATTTCTACTGTTGTTCGTAACGCGAACGCCTTCCTCGCAAAAGAAGTCATCATCTACGGATCGAAGCAGTGGGACCGACGAGGCGCGGTAGGAACGCATAACTATAATCGAATGACATACTTCAAGGAAGAAGATCATGGAAGACTTCTGGACAAAATATCTGATTATCATATCGTCTGTATGGATAACATTGAAGGCAGTCGAGACATTGCTACACTTGATTGGCCTGAAGAAAAACATACACTATTGGTCTTCGGTCAAGAGCAAGTCGGAGTCCCACAGGAATTTATTGAAGTAGCAGATGAGATCGCGTACATTCCACAGTACGGAACCGTGCGTAGTCTGAATGTTGGAACTGCATCGGGAATTGCGATGCACGAATACTGCTCAAAGATAAATAGTGGTAAGGGAGACTGACATGGACAGCAGAAAAGAAAACAAAAACAGAAAGAGTGAGAGAGAGGCCAAAGTTTACTGGGCTTCGAGAGTGAGATTGGATGGAGAATCTACATGGATTCTCCTGACAGACAAGGAAATTCTGCGCGCGCAGAGACGAGCAGAAAACAACCCAGAGGATCTACCAAGCCTTTGGGAAAGAATTCGATTGGTTTTTGGTATTTGATTTGATGTCCCGTGGTGTAACGGTAGCACCGGAGATTTTGGTTCTCTGTGTCCAAGTTCGAATCTTGGCGGGACAATTTTATAAGGAGATTTATTATGGCTAAGATTAGAGGTATTGGTAGTGCGGGTGAATTCAAGGGACGCAAGAAGGGTAAGCCTCGGCAGTCCAAGAAGAACAAGTATGGTATTCGTAGCAGGGGAAGAAAAAACTAATGCATTATAAAACTCCCGGTGGTTGGGAAAACGAAAATCGCAAACAGTTTAGCGGTCCTCCAGGCAAATGGAATCTTGGTAAGTATTTTAAAGGACAAACAAAGCCTAAAAAAGGCAAAAATGGTATATCAAAGCAACTATACGACAAAATGGTAGTTGAGCATTGTAGAAACAATAAATGCAGTAGAGAAATTGCAATTGCGGCAGTTGATGAACTGATCATCATTCAACAACAAGAGGCTGAAAGAAATATGAGCAGCTTCGAACGAAGAGTGTTGAAACTGATGAAAAAAAGGAACTTACCTCAACATAAGGCCGAGAAAATAGTAAGTAAATCAATAAAGAGAGAAAAAACGGCCGCGTGGAAAAAGAAAAAAAGAAGAGACGGAGCAAAAAATAATAATCAGAATAATCAGTAAGAGTAACTACTTCCTCCACTGCTTTGTGTAGTGGAGGTTGTTGTTTGGGGGGATGTCACAGGTGTGCTAGTGACTGGTGTGGTGGTGCTGGGAGTAGTGGTTGGTGCAGTCGTATCAACCACAGCAGGTGTTGCGACACCTTCTTCTTGTGTTTCCACGATCTCAACTCTCTTTGCTCTATTCTTTTCCTTCAGAATACCATCATAGTAATTACCGTGGAAGAATGTAACATCTTTCTCTAAACCATTTGGCATATAGAAAGTTCTTCCTCTCAATACATGTGTGTGATATCCTGCGGTAGTCTCGCCCTCGCGGATTAGATTGGGCGAAGGACTTGCTTCTCTTGCTGCTTCCGCTGAGTAATACAGTGGATAATAACCGTCGAGAGGAACTGGACCCATAAATTTTGGCTTTGCACTCGGCACGCCGACTGTCTTTGCTCTTTCCAGATTTGCTGCGCTTGAGCATGGGGAATAGTACAGAATTCCAGAATCAATACCTGTATGGTAACCATTGCAACGATACATCGTAGCCTTCGACAGTGCTTCGATTCTTGTCTTGAACCGATCCATTCCCTTTGTAAGAACTTCATCTTCTACTATTCTTACTTGATCTACTTGTTTTTCGCTTTGCTCTATTATCTCTTTCGGTGCGAGAATGTTCACAACAACTGGAGAGTCAAATTTATTTTCGTTTACTACTTTTTCTTTGACTATTAGAACTTCTGATCCGTCGTTTTGAATTAATATATCTTTAACCTTAAACGACTTTGCATTGTCGATGCCAGAGAATTCTACAAGATAATCTTTTTCTACACCCAACTTAACGAAAGAAAATTTATTCGTTTGTCCCAGAACATTTTTGATTCCATAAACTGATGCGGTGTTTTCCACCGATGTCACTGTCATCTGGGGGACTCTGCTAAAATTATTTTTCGTGAATATGGTGACATTAGTTGGGAGAGAAATTGTTTCATTAATTGCTTTCACAATTGTTCCATTCACCAATCCCATAAAAACATAACTTCCAGACAAATTAGTTTCGATGTTGTTTATTGGATCTTGATACACTGCATCGTGAAGTGTGAATGTGGATCCTAATTTTAAATCCTGAAAAACATTTTGGATGTTTGATATGGATTCTCCGTCCAAACAGTCAGTGTAATCAATGTATAATTTTTCCTCATCAAATGTAATTGTTGGTTTACATTTAAGAAAAGTTCTTTTGGATGTTGTTTCGTTATATGAATTGAAAAACTTCAGTCCATAAACCACAGCCGAAGAAATCTGAATTAGATTATCTTTGGCCGTAGGTTTATTGTTTTTTACTCGATTTGTTCTTTTTCTGCTCATGAGGCGATGTAGTGAATGTTTTGAGTGCCACTATTTGCTCTTACATAAATCAAGTTTACATTCCCTACCTCCAAGAACAACGACTCACCGGGATCCAGAGGATAACCGTTTGATGTTGATCGGGTTAATGTTGTTGATCCTACAAAAATTACATCTGTGTTTGATGATGATGCTTTGATGGTGACACCAGCCTTTGTGATCTGGTTTGCTCCAAGAACCGTCGATCCACTACTTGCACTAATCTTTTTACCGCCAGCAGTGAAGGAACTTGGTCTTGTGATTTGACTGATTTTCACAGAGCCAGCACCACTCTTAATATCATCGGAGATAGTCTGAATGACATCTGTATTTGAATCGATCTGGCTGAGAGCGGAGTAGATGGATGCAGTAGCACCACCTAGTCTGTTCAGAATGTCGGTGTCATCTATGCTAACTTCATTTCCTACACTGACATTGAGTGCTGCGGTTGATGTGACTTCAACTGCTCCGCCATTTTCTCCTCGAACCGTAAGAGGAACGCCGTTTGTTCCGGTGTATCCTTGGACATACAGGGGATTTTCACTTGCGTTAGTGACTCCTAGTACAGCAGAGACATCGAGGTTGAAAGAAACTCCGCTGTTGGTTAGGTGGACATTGAGAGCGTCTCCGGAGTGTCCTATGGTGACACCATCACCTGCGAACATTGCAGCAGGTACTTTAGTTCCACCATCATATCCTCGTACCGCGACTGTATCTGTTCCAGATGAAAGGAATCTGCCACCAGTTGCAGAAACAGTACCGGAAACAGTAACGCTGTCAATCGACGAATCCAGTCTTCTTCCGCCCGTCATCACTACTGGGTAGATTCCAGCACTCCAGCCTGATCCTGTTACGCCGCCAAATCCAATGTAATGATCTTCTGTAATACCTTTAATTGGAACTGCAAGATTGTTTACTTCGACACTTCCGGAAACCCCAACAGGATGACCTCCAGAGATACCCTGAACCATTGCAGTCACACCGACTAAACTTGTTCCTGCTGTGTTACCTGCGACTGCAAGATAGATCGCGGTTGAGCCACTACCAAGAACACTATTTCTTACATAAAAATCTCCTCTTCCTGCAACATCACCTGTCACTTCGACAGCGGATCCAGTGGTGCCGTTTACAATAACGGGCATCGGATCGGCAGAAGAAACTCTAGTTGCATTATCTTCATCACCAAATACTACTTTAACGATGCTGACATGTGCATTGGTTAAACCTACACCGGAAGGTCCGAAGTCAGTGGCAAAGGTAGCAGTGTTTCCGAATATTTCTAGTGGTACATTACTTGCAGTATAAGGCATTTTTCATATCTCCTGTGTAAGATATATATAAAGGATTTTACTTGTATCTCTTTCCCTATTGGGTATAATTACAGCATGGTATTCACAGAACAACAAAAAAAGCATTTTTGCAGAATGATCGAAGAACGAGTCATGAACTCAAAGTTGACCTATATTGAGGCAATTCTTGAGTGCTGTGAACAGATGAATTTGGAACCTGAAACGGCAGGCAAGTTTTTGAATCCGCCTCTCAAGGAAAAGTTAGCAGTTGAGTTTGAAGACATCAATCTTTTGCCTAAGACAAAATCCAAACTTCCTATTTGACATTCAAGTAAAAAAGAGTATAATTGATAATTCAGTGGTGGGGAGTTCCCACCGTCATCAAGTGCGAGGGAGATCCTCGCGGAAAGGATTTGCAACATGAGTTTTGCAGACATGAAGAAAAATGCTAAGGGTTCGCTCGAAACCCTACAGCAAAAGTTGGAAGAGACAAACAAGACTGCCAGTTACAAGGATGATCGTTTCTGGCGTCCAGAACTTGACAAGTCGAGCAATGGTTATGCAGAAATTCGATTTCTGCCTGCTCCCGAAAGCGAAGATCTTCCTTGGGCGAAGTTGTACTCCCACGCTTTCAAGGGACCGGGTGGTTGGTATATCGAAAATTCTCTGACCACTAAGGGTGGTAAGGATCCTGTGTCCGAGATGAACAGCCAACTTTGGAACAGTGGGTTGGATAGCGATAAGGATATCGCACGAGAGAGGCGCCGTAAGCTTCAGTACATCTCAAACATTTATGTAATTTCGGATCCTGCTAACCCCCAGAATGAAGGAAAGGTTTTCCTCTACAAGTATGGTAAGAAGATCTTCGATAAGATCAACGAAGCCATGACTCCTGAGTTTCAGGATGAAGAGGCAGTCAATCCCTTCAACTTCTGGACTGGTGCTACCTTCAAGTTGAAGGTTCGCAAGGTCGCAGGGTATGTCAACTACGACAAGTCCCACTTCGATCCGCCGTCGGCTCTCAACGAGGACGATGGAGAACTCGAAAGGATTTGGAAGAGTGAATACTCTCTGACCGATCTGGTTGCTGATGATAAGTTCAAGAGTTATGAAGAACTCTCGAATCGTCTCCAGCAGGTTCTTGGAGGGGACGCCAAGGCCCGTGCTGAGGATACAACGACGGTGGAGGAGCAATCCTCACCGGCAGTCACCAGTGATCCTGAGCCTCAACAGGAAGAAAGCGCCATGTCGTTCTTTGAACGACAACTGAACGAAGATTGATAAATTCTTTGTTCTTAAAAAGAAACCCCACCTCTTTCGAGGTGGGGTTTTTTATCATCCCATTCTTTGTCGCCATTCTGGCACACTGAATGTTTGATTTGTAAAGAATCTATTAAATGCTTCTTTCGCAGGTCCCTCAGATACTCCACTTTCCTGACCAACCGCTTGGGGGCCGGGACCAGGACTTTGGGCTGTGTATTGATTTGCTGCTACATCAGATTCTCTTACTATTTCATTTTTAGGTTTGCCTATTTCTTTGATAATTTTATCTGTTTTTGTTTCTAGTTGTTTTACTGCGGTTGACACATTTGTTGAATTCGATAAGGTTTGATTATATTCGCTGAATGACTGTGTTTTGGCAATATTATTTGAATTGGAAATGTTAGTTGTGTTGTTTCCCTGTATCAAATTTTGAGCAGATTGTTTGTTGATCATATTCGAGGAGAAACTTTGATTGCTGATGCTTGCCGGTGAGGGTACATCTGGTGTCATTGTGGTCGATGATGGAGTTCCTACTGCACTTTTCGACGCTGCTGTGGTCGATGATGGAGTTCCTACTGCACTTTTCGACGCTGCAATAGGCGTTACCATCTCTGGACCTTTTTCTCCCAACAATCCGAGGGTTGGTTTGGTTATCATGCCACCCATAGCAAACATGGGAACCACCCCTGCTTGTTCTTTGATTCTTTCTTTTATCTTCGTACTATCAACATGCCTTTCTTTTCCATTCACATACACCTTAGTTGATTCGGGTTGAATCATATTTCTTACTAAACTAGTAAAGTGACTGTCGTTATAGTTTTTTAAGTCTTGAACTGAGTTGTTATTTGAGATTTTAGAATTTTCTACTGTTATAAATTCGCTCTTTTTATCAGAAAACTTGTTTTCTAATTGGTTTAGAGTGTTATTTTGTCTATTGTTTAGTATTTGCCTAGTAGAATTATCATCGTTAGATTCAGAATTGCTTACATTCTTGACATTTGTATCACCGTTTAATTCAGAATTGCTTACATTCTTGACATTTGTATCACCGTTTAATTCAGAATTGCTTACATTCTTGACATTTGTAGTTGAAAATGCCTTGGGGTAACTATTATTGTAATTGGTTGTTGTGTTAAATATATTTTTGACAAATTGTTTGATGATCTTTTCGTTAAGTGACGAATTTTTCGATGCATCACCTTTATTTGTGCTTGCTGGGTCTAGAATTTTCTGTTCTAATTTGCTTGGAGAAGTGTTTTCTTTGAGTTCAGGTAAAAATAAAGTAGGTTGAGGCAGTAATGTCCCAGTTTCTCTTTTTTTCAGAAGAGATGACTTGTTTTTAAACGGTTTTTTTGACGCTTTAATAGTAGGTTTTTGCATTTGATTCCTCTTGTTCTCTTCTTGCGTTTTCCTTTTCGACATAAGCCCTCACCTGCGCCACATATACTTCTCTTTCCCACGGTATCCAGTTTTCTATCTCTGTCAGATTGTATCCATGATAGTGAATTAACTGGAAATTTAATTTAAAGTAATTAGATAAGTCTAAATGACTGAGGGCTATACGAAAAAATCTTTAATTCCCTCAAATTGAATTGTTTTTTCATGATCTCCTTCGATGTACTGTTTCTTTGTTATCAATTTTGGCATTTTATCAAAATAATCTAATACTTTTTGAAACTGTTTCTTATTCATACTCTCCACAAAATCTTGCTTTTCTCTATCAGAGTAAATTTCTGCGTTTAGTTTTTCTTCTGGGGTTTCAATCTGTAAAAGGCATTTGGATATCATTTCGATATAATTTTCAGAATCTGAAGATGTGATTTTATCTGTCAAAAAGTCTTTCACTCTTGGATGTCTAAATGTTACCGAAAGTCTGTCGTTTAAGTCTATTTCTTTATCTCCGAATTCGCCTATAATTTCAATATCTTCACCCAAATCAATTGAAAATTCTATTGGGTTTCCATCTTCCCCAAGAACACTAAAGTCAACTATCTCTCCGATTGATTTGCTTCTTAGTTGAAGCAAAAGATATTCGAGATCCGACATGTATAGTTCGTTGATATCTTCGATTCCCTCGAAACAGTTTTTGATCAAATTTGAAAGAGTCAGAATCATGTCTTTTTCTGAATTAGATGTTTCTAGTGCAGTTAAAAGTGTTTTTTCATCTCTTACTAAAAATGGTCTATAACTTACGCTTTTTTTACTTGAGGGTATTGTTGTTTGATACCTTGGCATCGACTCCAATAATATATCAGATAGCATTCATAATCTCCTTAAATTTTGTCAAACTGATAATCTTTATACGCAAACAACACGGTATAATTTACGGTGCTATTTTTTGTTTCGTTGCTGAATTCTATGGGCAATATCTCAACAGGAAATGCTTCGAAGAATCTATATCTTGGCATTCCTACATTTAGTGTTTTATTGTTGAATGCTCTTTCCTGTAGAGTCACCATACCTCCTGATAGTGTTTTAAACGGAGTTAAAATATCACTAACTGGGTTAATTAATTGATTCATCCAATTTTCTATTCGTTCTTGAATAGATCCAAATTCATCTAATTTAAAAGTAATTGATAAATCTCCATAATTTCTTTTGTATGGTATTTTTCTTTTTACTCCATAGTAAGCATACTCTTTTGTAAGAACTGATCTAGTCCCTGTGGTAAAACTCACAACAGGCTGACTGAATGCAGTGTTAACATCATATTGAGTTCCATCGGGTATGGTGATAAAAGCATCAAATTGATGCGATTTGACAGGAGGGTTTTCTGTAATTCTATTTACAAGCGAATCTACTCTAGGATCTGCCATTTTTTTTCTCCGGGAAAATTTGTTTCTCTGTTAAAATGACAAATCTCCAGTTCTTGTCTTTACACACCTTTTCTGCTGCTTCCCACTTTGATTTATTTATTTCATAAGTGAGGCATTCTCCCAAGAAAGCCTTGGTTTTTTTTCTTGGCTTTGGTGGTTTTGTCTGTTTGTCGGGTTTTACTTCGATGACGAGGGTTTCTATCTCACCATTGTCTTTTTTATGTTCTGCTATGAAATCTGGGTAATATTTGTGTACTTTATTGTCTTTTGGTGAAAGATATGGAATTGCAATCTCTTCGCTGCCCCAACGCAGTATATTTTTGTTGCTGTCCATCCATTTACAGACTTTTCTTTCCCATAAAGATCTGCAAATAATTTTTACTGGATTGCCTATATACTTGGAAGCATTGTTAGGGTAAAATTTAGTTTTATATGCCATATCAAAGTATATAGGGAAAACAAAGCAATGGGAACATTTAGACTGCTTCCAGAAAACGATGAAGTAAACACATCAGGAACACAGGAAGATGCTGTGGGTAAGACCTCAGTTCCTCTTTTTCTTATATTGCGGTGTCACGAATTTAGCAATACTCCAAGTGTCAGAGCAAATGGAGGTGCGAAGTTGCACGAATTTATTTTACCTTTCCCCGAATCTGCACCAACTGCTCTAAATATATCATATAACGAAGAATTGGCAAAGGAGCAAGGGATTGTCGCTAAACTCTTCACCGAAACGGGAAATCTTGGATCTAACTTGTTGAATCTTCCCGGAAGAATAATTGGAGATCAATTCCAATCTCTTAGCGGTGTTGATTTGGGAAGAAGACCGATGGATGTCACCGAACTTAGTTTGAATAAGGCAGAGAAAAGACGATATTCTTTCAATTGGGTATTTACTTCCATTTCCTTCGAACAATCAGCGGAAATGGTTAAGATATGTAATTTGCTAACAAGTTTTTCTCTCCCTTCTACCGCCGGAACTGGTGGATTTGGTGGTTCAACAAGAATGATTATGCCACCCATGTGGACTATAGAAGTTTCAACTGGAAGTAACGGAACTTATTCTAATAATTCATTCGCAAAAACTGCATTTCTCCAAAATCCAAAAACATGCTTTTTAACGAATGTATCGGTTGACAGAGACACCAGTGCTTTAATGAATGTGCCTGGTAATTATAAACTTCCTACATCATTCGCTTTGAGTATTGGTCTTACGGAAATCGATCCTCTTCTCAGAAAGGACGGTGGAGTTATTGGAGAACTTCAATCTAGATCTGAAATAAGGGCAGCACAAGGAAGCATCCTATGACATATCTAAAATACTTACCAAAAATGAATTACACACTGGGTAATAGAAATATCGAAGTAAGTGATATTTTTAGAAGAGTTGCTTTCTCTCAAGAAACTAGAGAAAACCCACAGAACTGGAAAACAGTCAACGCAAATTCAACTCAAACAGTTGATGATGTTGCGTTAGAACAGTATAACGATCCATCTGCATATTGGCAAATTATGATGATGAATAATATTTGCACTAGATCAGAAGCACCCCCTTCTTACATCGAAGTGCAAAAAACCCAAGAAGCATATGATCAAAAAATGTCATTCTATCTTCCTAATGTAAATTCTGAGAATCGACCAGTAACAGGTGATTATTTTGCACTTTTCGATCCATCTAGTCAGATTATTCAGTATCAACAAGTTGAAAGATATGATTCCGTTAACCGAGTTGTATTTTGCACAAATAGAAATATTTACAACTGGAGTTCTAGTACAACCGTACTTCATGCAAGAAAAACCCAAAATGGTTCTGCTCCTGTGCGAACCGTGAATGTGTATAAAGTTGGATCTTTTGGAAATGGACTTTATGGATTTTATACTAGAGACGGTGATATCTCTCCATATTATGTTCCTTCGACAAACACATTTATTTCTCCGACGACAGAAGATATTACCAATACTAACTGTCTTCTAGATTTATTCATAAGAAATGAATCTTTGAATGAGGGGTACTTTGCAAAAACAGTGAGTCAAAAATACAACGAAACTATTACAGAAAAAAGAAATTTAAAAGTTCCCCCTGTTAATTTTGTTTCCGAAATAACTTCAAATACAGAAGAACTCCTTAAAAACGGAAACGCAGGGGGAGAAAAAAATATTAGAGGAATAGTGTTTGCAGGATCGACAAATACTGAAACTATACAATGACCGATAATAAATTACCCACACAGATTACAATCGAAAAAGCAGTTCTTGTCAAAATGGATGGTTCTGTTAGTATGGATCTTCTTTCTGAAGAAAACGGTACACCTCCATTTCGGGGGGTAGTTTTTAATGAGAGTTTGTTCGAACCTTCGGTTACGGGTAAATTATTCATAGAGGACAAAAACTCATTTGGAGAACTTTTTAACATTACTGGGTACGAAATCCTAGAAATGACTACAAAAAGTTTCGATGAAGAAACATCTCAAGATTTTAAATTTCATGTGGGCGAAGTTAGTGAAATTTCAGATAGTGCAAGCACAACAATTGACGGCTTTGGTGGACCCTCGACAGTTTACACGATAGAACTCCAACCATTTGAAGTTGAATATTTCAACACCGAGGAAGCCATTCCTGAAGGTTCTTCTTTCATAGGAAAAATTGCAGACGATGAAGGAAGGGGACTTGTTAATAACTTAGCGTTACGATATTTTTCTCCGGAGTCAACAGAGTTTTCTTCTACAAGAAAAGAAATGGACATCGAGCCAACTCTAAATTCCATTTGGAACAAAAAAGAACAAGCCGGTTATCCCTACAGTAAATTTACAAGCAAACCTCACTTAATGCAGTACATGAATTATCTTACAGAGAACGCTATCTCGAAAGATAATGTAAATGCAGCAAACTATCTTTTCTGGCAGGATTTAGATCAGTGGCATTTTAGATCAATCGACAGTCTTATTAAAGATGGTGATCCTAAACAATATAAAGTCAATCCAATCGCATTCGATGAAAAAAACACAATTACTAGTTTTACTTTCACGAAAAAAATTAATCAAAAAGAACTTCTAAATTCACCAGCATATAAATCTTATTATCATCATATTTCACCTGCATATTATGATTCATATGCAGAGTATATGACAACAAAAGATAAACTGATTCGGACAACAGTTTCATATGATTATTTCAAGGACTATGATAACTGGAGTCACTTAGAAGAATATCAACTTCTTCCAGAAAAACTAAAAAATGAAAGTACCAGAGGACCTGAAATCTTTGATTCTTTCTATGGGTTTTTCAATATCAATGAATACAATGATCCATCTCCGACGAAGTTTGATTACACCACATCTACCACGGACAAGAATTCATTTCCATCGTGGCAAACAATGTTCGATCAAACTGATTTGCAAATTGATCCATTAAATACTATAAAGACTGATGTGTTTAGTGCGGACAATCTGGATCTAATTAATCAGTACGCTTCCAAACGACTTCTCAAAGAGAAGTGGAATGTTTACAAGTATTCTATCTGTTGCGAAGATCAACCGACACCCGAAAAAGAAGAAATTGGACTGGGGATGATTGTTGGTTATACCACTCCAGATAATAATTCATATTATTATAAAGTTGCACCCGTTGAAATTTGGATAGGTGGGACCGCAGAGGCAGAAAGAATTTTAAACACAGGAAATTTCCAAGATGAAAATTTCTTAGTCGTAGCACAAAGTATCACTGGTGGTTCCGGACCAGATTCAAGAGTTCAAACGGTAGATGCATTTAATATAACAGAAATATTTAATGGTCCTAAAGGAAAGTCTAACGGAATTCGTTTAACCGATTTCTATGAAAAATATTATCCACACTCAATTATACCAGAGGAAGTAGATTGCACTTTAGACGAACCTGAGCAGTTGGCATTTAATGATGACACAGACGAAGGTGGCGGAGAAGGTGGTGGATGTGTCATAGTTTTACCTCCGGAATCTGGATCGGCCGGGTGTGTAGTTCCGGTGTGCGATCCATTTGATGAAAACTATAGTTGTGGGTGGGGTGGAACTGATGTTCGATGCTGGCAATGTGATGGGGGTAGTTGGATAGAGGGTGGAGTTGGGTCGGATGGTCAATGTTGTGGTCCAGAACCCGAACCACAAGTTCTAGCATGTAGAGAAACCCGAGATAGTGTTGAGTGTAGTATTGAACCAATATGTTCTTGCTGCTGTGATCCATTATGCACACCAATAAATGAAACTGATTTGACCGAGTGTCCAGATGGATATTGTGGAGAACCAATGCTCGGAGCTTGCTGTCCAACAGAGGAAACCATAGAAGATGGATCATATACTGAATGCGAAGAAAATGTTACCGCATCTTATTGTGCATCAGTTAATGGTAATTTTGGTGCTTTCGGTATTTGTGAAAATTGTGAAGACGCAGAACCCGATCTTCCTGTTTTTGGATGCTGTAAATGTACATCCTTTGGTTTGCCAACCTGTACAACATATTTCGAATCTGATGTTGAGGGCGAAGGAACAGGGGAATTAGAGCAGCAATGTATTGACGGTGGAGGAGAAGTTATTTACGCAGATGAAAATAATCCAGAGGATGATCCATGCAGTCGTTGCACAGCAGAGACTGCTCCATGTCCACCTGATGGTGAAGACCAAGAATGTTGCTTCGAAGGTTTCGGTGGATTAACAATAGACTACTTCCGTCAGTTTGATCGATATAAAGAAGATACTGTAATTGGACCAGTGGGAAGTCTTCCTTCGATTACCGGAGGTGCTACATTCGATTGCATGAGATACGAGAGCATTACATCCGGTGGATTCGAATTTGATGCAGATGGAAACTACGATCGACTAGGGGAAACAAAACTTCTGAAGGGAACTATTGTTAGATTGTTCCGCGTAGAAAAATCTTCTTTGGTGCATATATCTCCACGCGACCAAGATGATGAATACATTTATCTCTTCGAGTCTCCTCAACCAGTAAATCAATTCGTGATCGGCGAGCATCAAGGTATTTCCTGTGGATTAAATGATCCAGAGAACGGAGAAATCCCTGCAAGTCAATGTGGAATTAAATTCCCTGCGAGCGATCAATTACCACCTCTAGATCAGGGCGAAGGAGGGTTCAATGATTGAACCAAATGAACTTTTAGAATTAACGAAAAATCACAAAGAGGTTTGGTACAAGAACGAAATACCAATCACCCAAGAAGAGAAGCGATACTACAAGTGTGCTAATCCCGAAGGTCCAGTTGACAACACTCTTTGTCCAGAAAGTGATCCCCACTGCAATTGTCCATGTAAAGAACTTCAGCCACGAGATGCATTCATAATAAGTTCAAGTGCATCAGAACAGATTGATTATTGGTCGATTGCAGGGGACGCTATATTTGGATTGCTCAATCCATTTGAATTGATATGGACAACAATAGGAAATGCCGTAGAGAGTCTTAACGCATCTCCAGAAGACAGTGTATATGTTGTAGTAAATTCTGCGTTCGAGACTCTAGATGCATTTTTATCATACGAAGAAGCAAAAGAATACATTGCAGATCTTCCCGTTTCAGAAGAACCGACTGACGATGAATTGGAAGAATTGCTGACTGAACTGAAAGACGGATTCTGCGGTTCAATAGAAAACTCTCTTGGCGAGAGTTGGATGGGATGTGACTGGGATAATCCCGATCATCCTAGCAGTTGTAATTGTCCGTGCGTAGGAGAAGACTATCCTAAATTCAAAGAATACATGTCAACATATTCTACCTTCTGGGATACACCAAAGAAGACTCCACTTCTACGAAGCGCACAAATGACGCTTATCAATGCAATGAAAGCGCAGATGTCACTTCCCGGAGATTTTACATTGAAGCCGGGTAATTTAGTTGAAATTTCAATAAAAGAAATTGATTTTAATCAAAATGAGTTCGATAAATCTGCTAGCGGTAAATGGCTCGTAGAATCCGTATCCCACCTGATAGGAACAAATACTCATAATATGCAGGTTTCGTTGACGAGAGATTCTTCATATACTAACTTGGAAGATTATGAAAGTCTACCCCAATAGGAACCTATATAAGGCATGAAAACTAAATCAAGATACTCTGATATTGACATAGATTTTGGTAAAAACAAATTCACTAAAGACCTATCGATTGCCAGAAATCTTCAAGCAATTCAGCAATCAGTGCTTTCGATCATATTAACTAGTCCGGGAGAGAAACCGTTTAAACCGGGATTTGGTGTTGGTATTTATAATCTTCTTTTTGAAATTTTAACCGATGCAGATGTTGCAATACTTGGCAATTCGATGCAAAAGCAATTAGAAATATATGAGCCTAGGGTTACATTTGAAAGTGTGAAAATAGACGACAGTGTGCCATTTTTCCTAGATATTACATTAAACTATATTGTCAATACGATCACAGATGAACCAGTTCCACAAACAATCAACTTAAAGATAACAAAGGTTAGATAATGGCAAATCCTCAAATTCAAATCGGAAATTTAGAGTTTGATGATATCAAAGATAGCATCAAACAGTATCTTCAAACCCAAGATGTTTTTTCTGACTATAACTTCGAGGGTTCTGCTGCATCAACTCTTTTAGATATTCTGGCGTATAATACCACTTATTATGCCTTTTATTCTAATATGATCGCAAACGAGATGTTTTTTGACACTGCGCAAAAACTGTCAAGTCTCATTTCATTGGCAAAACCTCTAGGATATACGGTGCCTGGTGCAAAGTCTGCAAAAAGCACAGTGCTACTCCGTGCAGCAGGAATTGGTCAAACACTGAACAGATATCATCGATTTACAGGTCGAGATGAGTCTGGTGGATCCTTTACCTTTTATACATTTCAACCATATGTAACAGACGAAAACGGTGATGCTTTAATTGAAGTTCACCAAGGAAGCAGATTGTTCGATAAAATATCGGCAGTTCTTAATTTAGACAGAACAAAGACATTTATTTCAACTGTAAACATCGATATTAATTCTTTAGTGGTTGAGGTTCAAACACCAGATGACACGGATTTTATTGAATGGATCTCTTCCGGTAGCATAAATCAAAATGTAGATGAAAATTCTAGAATTTACTTTTTAGAAAGAACTGATGCTGGATTCTTTGTTGTGTTCGGTGGAAACTATGCAACTGATGTTGACAGACAAGCAGGACTTGCTCTTCCAGAGGGAACTAGAGTCAGATTGAGTTATGTTACAAGTTCTGGTGAAGTAGGGAATGGTGTTGGTAATTTCATTTCTGATTTTTCCGCAACAACACTAAACAATAATACAATTGTAGAGACAAAAAGTTTAAGTGAAAATGGTGCAACTGATCCAAATATTGAATCGATTAAATTCTTTGCACCCAAGTTTTTTGCCGCTCAGGATAGGGCAGTTACAAAACAAGATGCAATTGCAATAATTGGAAACAGTCCAGTCGGAGAGGGTGTAGAAAACTCCGATTATAAATTCACTGTATGGGGAGGTGAGGAGCAAGATCCACCCTATTATGGAAGAGTATTTGTTTCTCTTATTAACAGTGATGAAAACTCTGATGGAATCGAACCAGATATAACTGATGTTCAAACTGCTTTGTCCAATTTAAGAGAAAGATTAACAATTTCAATTCTTCCAGAATATATTGGTCCAGTTTCTTCTATTCTCCGAATAGGTATGACAGTAACATATGATGAAAATCAAACAAATCTAAATGAAGAGCAATTGAAATCAAAGATTTCGACATACTTAAATAACACATATCAAACAACTCAAAGAGCATTTAATAAATCTTTAGACTTGTCTCAACTTGTGACAGGAGTTTCTTCAGTAGATTCTAGTTTAAATGTAGATCCATCAGAAATTAGCACAACTTTAGAAGTAAAACAAAAAGTGACAAATAATGGTAGACAGATTCTTGTTAAAAATCCAATATTACAGTCAACCGCATTTTCTGTCTCTAGCACACCAACCCAAAGCAATTTGGGTGAAAATATTCAAATAAGAAACTCAGTAAATCCCTCCGATTATAATAGTGACACTGGTTATGGTAAACTCGATGCATACACGGAAAACAATAATTCTCTGGTTCTAGTAAAATCTAATGTGGGTAAAGTGAATTACGAGAGAGGAATTATTATTATAGATCAGGGTGTTTTGACTGGCGAGTTTACATTGTCTGTTAAACCGAAAAAAATATCCTTTGAGGCCAAGCAAGAATTATTAAGTAATTTTGAATTTGTAGTTAATGTACAAAAGGAATTGCCTAACTAATGCTCGGACCAAAACCAACCACGGGTACACAGAATAAACCGGGATCTGAGGGTGCCGAACTTTTTGCAATTGCAGGGCTAGTAGATAAAACCAAAGATTCTGATTTTGGTGTTGGTGTACCACCAAGGCCTACTGATCCTCCCGGAAACTTTCGGCCGGACGGGGAAGAGGGCGATGATCAACAAGTTGAAAACGATTTGGTGTTTTCTTTCGATTCCACAAAGTGTGTGAATAATTTTGACATTACACATATAATACCGAAGTGGATTTTAGAAAGAGATTCAGATTTACCCGCTAATTTTGTAGAACTAGCAGTAAACTACTATGACTGGTTGTATTGTAAAAATAGCGATCAAGGAGCCGGCTACTATACAGATCTTGAAGAATTTCAATCTTTGTATGCATTGGACAGCACCGAATTAGAATTTCTTAAAAAAATAACTTTAGCATATGTTGCTGGTTTTCCAGAAGGAAAAATAGAAAATAGAGGTGACATATCACAAGATGCGGAGAGGTTTAGAAATTTTGTTCGAAATATACGAACTGAATTTTATCATAGAAAAGGTAATGAAAATTCCTTTAAATATTTCTTTAAGACTCTATATGGGGTAACAGGCTTTGGTGTTTCTGGCGAAAATATCGGAATAGATTATCCTAAAAAATACATCATGAGATTGAACGGTGGTAGATTCTCTGGGTTTAGAGCAGCAGAGAATGGATCTACCGGATCATATGAAGAAATATCATCTCTGGGTGGATCATATCTTAACAATTCGGTGCTAAGAGATGGTTGGTGGTATCAAGACTATTCTTACTTGATCAAGGCGGGCAGAGATGATAGTCAATACTCCGATATTCTATTGAATATTTTACATCCGGCTGGACTTAAACCATTTTTCGAGAAAACAATTGATGATTATGTACCAATCGAGGGTGCGACATCAGATTTCGATCCTTATGCAACACTTCCAGTTTTAGAAAACTATTTTGCATATTATATAGGAACAACTGTTGATATTGATGCTTGTATCGGGTGTTCGGGGGGAGCTTTGACTGCACTTCACTTCGGTACAGGATATACATACAACGCACCATCACATAAGCATCCAGCATGGGCATTGAGAGTTCCGAGTGGAATAACACCCGAATTTGGTGACTTGAATGTTTGGCAGTTTTTAGAGTTATCACCGACATTTTCTGGATTGACAATTAATCCAAATGACGGTATATCTGCTTGCGGTGCCGCTGGATTCATCTGTTTAGGTGTTTGATACATAAGAGGAATAGAATAGGAAATATATGGTAAGTTATAAAACAGCAAATTCGGTAAGCACTCCTGTACCGACAAAAAGTTTAGTTAGTTTTAAGAATAGTAATCTAGAAAGATTTTACTCTGAGTTTTCTAATGCCGATAAAAAAGATGTTTATTCTTTCTTTATAGGAGGAACATCTACCAGCACAGAAAATAATACCATAGCAGGTAAAAGAATTTGGGGCGATGTCTCTTTAATTAGAAATATAGGAAGGGATGAGGTTCATCCTGTCACCGAGAGAATAAATTACGAAACCGGAAAGGTATATGATCCATTTTTAGCAAGCGGAAATGCAGCAGACGATCAATATTATGTCTATAATAACCAGAATGGATTTGTTTATCTTTGTATCTCTAGTAACGCAAAAAACAGAAAAGATTTATTCAGACAGAGTAATTCTACAAAAACACCCGTTCACACTGAGGGGTATAGAACATACAGTGATGGATATACCTGGCTTCCTCTTTATAAAATAGATGATAAAATTGCAAGATTCGTGACAGAATCTTATATTCCAGTTGCAAACGCAACGATCGATTATCAAGAGTTTAGTAATACAGTTGGTCTTGAAAATAGATATGATTCTATATGTGGCTTATCAGGTGCCTCTGGTGGAACTGGATCTTGTTGCACATATGCAAAAGAAAAAGAACAAAAATGGCCAAACAATGGAACATATGCAGTTGGTGATTTTGTAGATTGTATTTGTGATGTTCCCAATTGTTTTACCTGTCAAATTTATGGCGAAAAACTAAATCGAGATGTGGTGTTTATTGCCGGTACGGGAGGTTGCAGTGGATGTGCTTCCTCCATTACAGTTTTAGATAATACAACAAAAATTAAAAACTCTAATCCAAATGTAAACACAAATGATAATTATCAGGTTAAAATTAAAGAAGATGGATCAAGAAATAATGGACAAATTGTTTCCGCATTCATAGATTTTAGTGGAATTTCTCTCAGCAATCGTGAGGTAAAAGTTCCATCGGCCAAAGTTGTAGTTGGAAGTGAAACCGGATATAACGCAGATATTAACCTGATCACTTATCTTGGTTCGGATAAGAAATATTACGCCGACGGCATAGAAATTAAAAATAGAGGTAAAAACTACAGCGAAGATTATGTTTTAAGTATTCCTGATGCAGCAACAAATACCATAGAAACTTTACTTACAAATGCAATTGATTTAAGTTTGGACGATGTTGAAGATAATATTGAAGACGATCCAAGAAAATTATTGAATGTATCTAAACTTTTATTCAATATTGCGATAAAAGATTCTGAAATCAGTTCTGTTATTGATCAAAAATCATTTACCCGATATGGTATAATTAAGAATGTTCTAAACACTGACGAAACGATTTTTGCGAAAACCAAAAATATTTCCGAGAAGAGTACAAATTCAAATCTTACTTCAATTAGAATAAGAAAGAAAGATAATACTACTATTACAACCGATGAATTTATTCCAGTCGCTAATAGTGTATTTGCAACATCCACTGGTGCTGTAAAAGGAACCGTTACTTCGTTCGAAAGAGATGCAAGTTTCACCAACCGAGCAGATGTTTCGATCGCAACACCAAACCCAAATTCATTTACAGTCGGTAGCAGTTTTACTGTCACAACAGCGGGTGGAGGTACTGAGACATTCTTGATAACGAATGCAACACTTCCAGTAATTAAACCAAACAGCGGAAGTCTTCTTTTTAGTAATTCTGCCCAAATAGATATACCAACAGATGCAAGCAGTAATCGTCCAACTAGAAACTTTAGATTTATATTTTTGCTAGATCAATAGGAGAAATCAATTGTCATTCAGCCCATTCGACGAAAATCAAAATTTACCATTCACTGAGTCTCCATATTATAGTAGATTATTCTCTGAGTATTTCAGCAGCAATACTACACTTCTTAGAAACTATGTTGGAGTTGCTTTTAAGCCTGGTTATGCTCTTCAAGCATCAGAATTAAATGAAATACAAGAAATGATGTATGTTCATAGCACTCTGACAACTACAATGATTTCAAATTGGATAAATTCTAATACGATGAACCCACCAGAGGGAATTCAAGTTAATGGACCAGGGTGGGATGGTGCTACACCTCTCTCTCCTGATTTGATTACAAGAAACAATAATCAAATTACTGCCAATCCGGGATGGTATCTTGTACGAGAACCAAACACCAATCTAAAACATTGGGTTTATATACCGCTTATTCCTCCTCTGAATATACCAGCAGATACTACGGGAACTGTAGGATTTAATGTAACAACTTTAAAAGTTGGTCCAAATTCTGATCCAAATTTATATGATAATTCTTCCGGAGATTCTGATTTTAACGCAGAGGGAGCGGACAGATATATAGTCGCTGTTCTTGGATGGTCTGCGACTTTTTCTGAAGGAACAATTAATGGAGGAGAAGCACAATCAACAGATGAATTTGCTCCTCTGTTTACCGTAGATTCTTCAAATACTTATCGATTTATGAATGGATTACTTTTTTGATCGTAATACATAGAACTAGAGGAAACAAACAATGGGCGTAGAAGACAATTTATTTCAAATAAGTTCTTTGGATCAAGGTGATACCTTTTATGATTGGTTTAATAAAACCAATAATGAAATAATTGCTAAATTGAACAACATCAAAGTTTTTGATGGTCTTTCTGGTGATGGTATTGATGTTCTAGTTGGTACTACAGCGTCAGGAGAAGGTGCTTCTGCTGGAGATATTTTAGTTTCTATTAGTGATTCTATAAGCAAAGGTGTAACCTTTCAGGGTGATGTAACTATAAATGGGATTCTAAACTACACATCCGCGCTCAATCTTCCGACTGGTTTAAGAATGTATGCAGGAGAAAGTGGTGGAACTGCTGGCTTTACTTTCGGTAATGCGGTTAGATCTATTCCATTCGACGGAAATGTCCCCGGAGGAACATATGGAATTGGTTTAACTCTTGCAGATTCTTCTAGTGGTACAAATGCGGAAGTTGTTGGTCTAGTTTCCTCTGTTGGATCAAATTATGTTGATGTTATTGTTAATGGTAACTTGGAATTAAGTGACTGGAGCGGATCTCTCGACACTGGAAATACTCTTACAAACTGCGTTTACTTCCTTTCTACGACGAAAGGAAAAATAACAAAAACAGAACCAAATATCGCAGGACTTGTTTCAAAGCCTGTTTTGCTCGGACTATCGGGTGATCGAGGAAGTGTTCTTCATTATAGAGGACAACTCTTAGGAGAAAGTTCTGGGGTGTCTGGTGCGAGTGCTGGTGCTATTGCAGTTAACAGCGCAATCATTGATTTGTCATACGGACTTGATGGATTTACTCTAGGTACAACACAGTTAAGAGTGGGATCAGCAATATCAAAAACACGATCAACGGCTATTACTCCAAATCGACTCGATGTAATGGACACAGAATATACAGATCCATCGACTTTTGTTGCAAGTAATCTAGCGCCAAGTGCTACAGCCGCAGTTCGTGAAATATATGGAGGATACTATCTAACATCTGCAAACGATCCTGACATTCCTCCTATGAGTCCTCCAGACTTTAAGAATAGTGCAAACTCATGGAAACCTTCTATAAATGATTTCGTCGGTTTCATTAAAAGTTTCCCTGGCGGTGAAGATGGTACATTAGTAGAAATCACTTTATCTGGAGTATTTTATCCACAAGATGGTAATATGGCTGGAATTATAACTGGAGTAAATACTAATCCCGGCAATGGCGCTAACGCCGCCATTTATGTCACCCCATCAAATTATTATGTTGCTCCCACCTCAGATCCGGTGTTCGGTCCTGTTGCATATAAAGACAGTGCAGGGCAAATCACAAGATTGCAAACATCATTTCAAGTTGGGATCCCTCTATCAGGCTCGTTCCCCGGAGATCCAGTTTTGCTTTCTACAAATCTGTCTCGTGTTGACAGACCCGGAAATGACTCCGGTGATGGCTCAGATCCTCGCGGTGAATTTGGCCAAGATGGTCCCTCCTTTAACGAAGCAGAGAATGGAGCGATGACATTCTGGCAAAGAGGAGTTTTAGATAAAACTGCAAATACAGCAGATGATGGGTGGTATTTTGCTGACTCATGGAAAGTAATGAATGGTATTCGACCAACGAATAGTTCTGCAACAGGAACATTCAGAATTGAAAGAAAAGAATTCGATTTGGCACAAACCGAAGTTCTTGGTTCGCCCGAGTATTATACTCGATATACATCTACTTTAAGTGGAGTGACTGGTACAACTGGTGGAGCCACAGGAGGTTCAACTGGATCAACTGGCCCTGATTCTGATTTCTTGCGATTAGAAAATGTAATACCTGATTCTCAAGTTGCATCGAACACTCCGTATATTTTAAGTTTCTACGCAAAGGCCCAAAACTCATCAACTCCCATCAATATAAGTTATAATCAATACTTCCTTGATGGATCAAGAACAGGCACTGCGTTTAATGAAAAGAAATTAGGAACAATTTCTCTTGGAACTTCCTGGCAAAGATATAAAGTGGCACTTCAGGGTGTTGAACCGGGAGGCACTAAGGTTCAAGGTGATCATTATGCATCAATTGGATTTGATCTGATTGAAGCTTCTGGGTTTGTTGATCTTGCGCAAGTTATACTTGAAAAGGGTAATTATGCGAGCAAACCAACAGCAATTGATTATAACACAGAGTTAAATCGACTAAAGAGAAGATATCAAAAATCATACGATGTGGAGGTTGCGCCCCAAACTGCAACAATGACCAATCCTCTTCGATCTGATATTACTCCCGTCGTTTTCCAAAATGATGTAACAAACACTCACTACCAAAAGTTTGATGTTAGCACAAGAAAAGTTCCATCTGTTCAATTCTTCTCTCCTAGTTCTGGAACTCTTGGAGATGCACTAAACTTAAGCGCAACTAATTCGTATGAAGCACTTGATCTAAGAAAAACATCTGGTAGTAAAAATGTTAAAGGAAATACTCGAACTGCAATTACAGGAAATCCAACTATATCAAGTGAAGTATCTAAAGATGGATTCGTTTTAGATCTTCTTGGTGGTGTACTAGAGGGCGATAAGATTGCAGTTCATTATGTTGCAGATGCAGATATTAACAAGAACTTTAAGAGGACATAAGAATGAGCTGTAGCGCAAGTTCCAATTTACAGGGTAACAGTGTTACTCAAAACCCAAACGGTATTCCTTCTAGACTAGTTTTAAATTTAGATGCTACTTCCGATTTTTACACTCTGGATGCAGGTATTACAAACGGAGATGCGATTAGATTTCAGCCTACTCCATTTGGAACAACTGGAACATATCGAAGATCTCAAGGAAATAACAACGAAAATGCTGAAGTAGTTGGTGTAGTTGAAGCAATTGATACTAATGGAAATTTGACTGTTGTTCTTCGTGGAACCATAAACCACCCCCAAACTAATTTCGAATACAATCAGGATAGTTTTGGATCTACTTTAGGCGCATCTGGTGGGAATGATATTTTCTTCCTAAGTGATGGAGTTTCTGGTGGATTTATGAATCTAGCACCAACAGAGCCTGGAACGATCGCAAAACCAGTACTACAAAGAATATCAGACTCTGCTGGATCTTATAACTTCCAAGTTTTAAATTATATCGGATATCAAATAGGTGGAGATTTAGTTGCAGAGACACAGAGTGCCTTACCTATTGGATCCTTCATAAAAGTTCCAAGATCATCTATAGTGCCAAATGGATGGGTGGAAACCTCAACATCCACAAGCACCCCATTAGATTTAGATGTAATATTATATCCTGATTATTATGCGTTTGCAGGTAAATCTTTTGGTTTTATACAAACTCTGCAATTAACAGGAATCACAGTCACATCTACGCTTGTCGGGGCAACCATAACACAAAAAACACCGCAGGGTATAGTTTATACAACTGGAATTATTAAATCAGTCCAAGGCGGCAGTTCAGTTAAAGTTCAAATGTCGATAAATGCGCAAGAATTTATATCTGATACCACTTATCCCGTTTCAGTAGTTCTTTCTTCGCCCGGCCAACCACTAACCGGAACAATCAGATCATCAACAATAACTTCAGTTATGGTTCCAACTGTTGTTGATAACAGTCCAATTGTTTTCAATATATTTAACACTGATATAACTCCTCCTTTCAAAACATTAGTTAAAGTGAGGGATGTTGTTGGAGTTAGTATTCCAAGAAATGTTACAGTAGAAGACATGACTGTTTTATCTGAATTAATTTTAGGTAATACATATTCTAATGTTTCATCAACATTAGACAATATAATTTCTAGAATAGAAACATTGGAAAATACTATTAACGGAGCATCTTAGTGATTTACGGTAGCAGTAGAATATCCATATTAGGTGCTACCGCTGCAACTGGACCCACTGGAAACACCGGACCTACTGGACCGACTGGTAACACGGGTTCAGGAGTAGTCGGTCCAACGGGTAATACCGGAATAGATATAACTTCGATAGACAATTTAAATAATGCGGGTATTCTTGGTACGACATTCAGTGATGGAACTTTTGTACTCAGTTCTTTTGTTATAAAAGGACCTACTGGCACTGCACGAATAGGAATTACGGGTGATAATAAGGGAACCGGGATTACCCTTCTTTCATCCGCTGGTGTTGATTATTCTGGATTAACTCTTCGAAGCATTAAAGGTAACACTTTAACCAGCGGTGATCTAGTTGATGTAACCCAAACAGATAAAGAAATTGTTGTTACTGTAGATGATTTTGGTGAGTTGGAAACTGGTTACTTAAACTTAACAGGAGTAACATCACAAAATTCTCTAATCACATTTACTTCTTCTGGTGCAGGTGGAAATCCTGTATCCATCGATAATACCAACTATGATCCAAGCACCAAAACTCTTTCTTTCACGGTGAAGGACTATAGAGAAACAGCAAGAGAAATTACCTTATCTGGAATAACTTTGGACGGAGGAAACCAAGTTGAAGGTTTAGATGCTTACAGTTTTAGTATCAATCCAGAAGAAGCAAAACTTTTTAAGATAGATTTAAATGCAAAGGGTTGTGATCCCAGTTGTCCTGTTCTTTTCAATATAGAATCACCAGCAAATGCCCAATATGGAAATTCTTTTACTCTTATCGTAAAAGGGGCAACAGGAACAACGCCTCTAACACAAAGATTTTCATCTAATGTATCTTTCCCCTTTGATAAAGAACCATGTTTTAGTGGATCCACTGACATATTTAACTTCTTCTGGATTCCGAATCAATGGTATGGAAACTTAGTTAAGTGGGGTGATAATACTGAAACCGGCAACACTGCTTTCGGTTGCAATAATTTGGAACCATTTTCTTCGGGAACAAACAATCCTTTTAATCCAGGTCAACAGGGAGCAGTCGAAGCAACGGGTGCCTGCTGCGAAGGAAATGGTATATGCATCGAGTCTTCGATTAGTGGTTGCATTGGATTTTTTCATGGAGTCGGAACAACTTGTGGTAACACAGGAAACACTGGAGAGGGAATTTGCAATCAAAGAGGACCTTGTTGCATATACAATGAAATCTACAATTCAACACAATGTAATTTATTAACATGCGACGAGTGCTTAACTCTAAACAGTCAAGACGGAATCAAAACTACATTCGGAGGAAATGGTAAGTCTTGTAATGATATTTCATGCCCCTCTGCTGCGGTTGGTATTGGAGCGTGTTGTAATGGACTGGGCGTTTGCGAACAAAAGAATGAAGTTAACTGCATCAAAGATGGTGGTTTTTTCCGAGGTGTTGGAATATCTTGCTTAGACTATTTTGATGAAAACATTTGTTCTACTGGAACTGGTTCCTGCTGCTTGGGTAAAAATTCTTGTATAGATGGTCAACAATTTGACGACTGTTTGGATGCAGGTGGACTTTATGCGGGGAATGGTTCAACATGTGCAGAATTAGTATGTCCAAATGTAAACAGTGTTTCATGCTTTGGTATTGTTGATAATCAATTAGTGAAGCCTGGAGATTTATTTGCAGGTGGATTGGTTGTGGGAATATTCAATCCTTACTATGCAAAAGTTGCGGGTGCAGAAAAACAATTTGTAGGTCAAAGTACAACATACACGAATGAATGTGGTACTACCGGCCAATATATGAGCATGTCTGAAATTACTGCGGATATTTATAGAACACCATATGATCATCATGGTTATGGTTTCGGAGCATCAGGTGAACAACAAGTTTCTTGTGCAGATATAAATTCCAATACGATGCCCGGGGAAAATGAAAGCAGACCTGATTCATACCTTATGGTTGTCTCTTTGGATCCAGTTGCAGTGGATGGAAACGGAGATTTGGTCACACCGGGTCGGGGAGTCACGCAGAATTTTGTGTGGTCAAATTACGGCTCTTCGTGGGGTCCAACAATAAACTTACAAAATCCAAGAGCGCAGAATTATGGAATTTATGATGAAGAATACTCAGACATTGGAAGATATCTAGAGGGGTTCTGGACATCATCTATTGCCGTTGGTGGTGCAGCATGTGTGCTAGAACAAGGTTTGGTTTCTTCGTGTGCATATGCAAGATCACTCGGATCAGATTGGAATCTGAGAATCGCATCCATACCTCCAAGAAGTCCAAATGGTTTTTGGAGAAGAAATTGGGGACTGTTCAACACCATTCGAATGGTCAACGCGGACAACGCAGAATATATTAATTTCAATTCAAGAGGAAACTTTGATTCTACTATATTCGGCCCATCAATCACAGGTGGAGATTACACCTCTGCCCGTGCAGTTAGACTCTTGCCTGACGGATTAACATCAGAAATGCAGGGGATAACTGCAAATCCAGAAACTGTTTCTCCTTGGTATCTTCCTAGTCATGATGAATTAGGATTCCTTGCTTCGCATTGTTTGAGAGACGGAAACTCGCCGTATAGTTTTGATTTAAACAGTGAACTATTGATGAATGGAGGAACACCTTTCCTCGGATGGTATTGGTCTTCCACGGGTTCGTTTAACGGTAATACTGCGGGTGAAGGTAAAGCGGCATTCAGTGGAACCGTTGATGGACCTGGTAGTGTTGCATGGGCAATGAAGTTCCCTGAATCTGGTGCTTTGACAGATTTTAAATCTGCAAGGAAACATAGAACTAATAATAAATACAAGGTAAGACCTATCAGGCTAATAAGGTGTGATGGTCTTTATGGAACAACCGGATCTTCGCCCGATCTTCAACTAGACAAATCCTGGCTAGTTCCGCCAGTACTGAGAGATATCTAATGCCATTCAGAGGAAGCAGCAGACTTTTAAGAGTAATTAAAGGAGATCAAGGTCCAATTGGTCCAACTGGTCCAACTGGTCCTACCGGCAACACTGGAGATACAGGTGCAACTGGGCCGACCGGAGCAACTGGAGTTGGTATTTCTGGTGCCGTTTCTTTCGAGAGTGGAGTTATAAAAGGAATTACTTTTACTCTCGTTGATGGGACAACCTTTGAATTGATTGGATTTACTGGAGAAACCTCCGATGGGGTTCTCGTTAATGCTAAATATTCTATATTCAACGAAAACTCAGATCTATTAGATCATGCTAAAATATTTAGAGGTTTCGTAGATTCTGTTGGAGTTGGTACAGGATTAGTTCCGAAAACAGCGCAATTTAGAACTTTAAATGTTCAAGGTAATAGAGTAAATGTTCGTGGTGATGCCAATGAAATGCTCATTCTCGAAGGAATCACTCTTCCCGGCAGAATCGGAGAAATAGGACAACTTCTCTATACAAATGGAGGAAATAGTGGATCTGCATCCACTGATCAATTAAATGCATTTTTGGGTAACACTTTTTCCGCTGTAGTTTCTCGACTCATCGAGAGAGGAATTGCTAGTGATATTTACGCTGAGTTTTTTGGGTGGGATCAATCCTACGCAAATAACTGGATCTTCCCTGCAAACTTTGATGTTTTACCCGGTGTATCCAACTACAACGAATATGCAGGTATAAATCAAAGCAAAGCAGTAACAGGAGATAATGTTCAGGGCTTTGTTTTACCAAAAAACGATTTGTATGAAAATGCAGCACAAACAAGATTTTCGACAATCTATGGCAATTTTGAATTAAAACCATTTATTGATATAGGAACTGGAGGGGATGACACTCCAATAACTTTTGAATTTGCAAGACATAAACCACACGGTATTACCATGTCTTCGTTTAACGATACAGTCGGTTCTTGTTGTTTCTGCTCTTCTCCGGATATTGTAACCGGACAATATGGCACTCAATGTTTAGATTATGTAACAAAGTCTTATTGTGATAATCTTTTAGGAACATTTGGAACCACTGCATGTGCGGTTAGAGATGAAGGACCGGAATGTCAAGATACGGTTCCCTGTTGTGTGAATGGAAATTGCGTTGATACAAGTCTAGAAAAATGTGACAAGTTTAACGGCATCGCTTTCCCTGACCTGGTAACATGTGCTGCTCTAGGTCAATGTCCAGATATTTGTCCCGGAGAAGATGGTGCTTGTTGTATCAATGGAGTTTGCTACTCGTTTAACGAAGAAAATTGCGCTCTAGTGAATGGAATTTTCCATGCAGGGAAAAATTGTCAGCCCTATGATCCAATAGACAATCCTAACGGATATAATTGCTGTCTTGATTCGTTCCCCGGTGCCTGCTGCATTAGTTCAGAAGAAGGTGGGGTTCCCGGAACCAATTGTTATGATAACTATACCGCACTTCAATGCTATCAAGCAGGTGGACATTATCAAGGTGCAGGAAGTTCTTGCTATGACAGTAATGACGATTCCGATGTAGGTGATTTAGTTCTTGTTGGATATAGTGATAATGGAGATGCAATACTTCGAAGATGCTGTACAGATCCCTGTACAGATCCTCTAACTGGAGAATTAGATCCCGAATGTCTTGATACCTTAAATGAACAATGCCAAGTAAGTCTTAATCCGTGTCACTCATATGAACTTGGAGCGGAAATAAATCCAAATGAAAAATATGCTGGTTACTTTGGGTATCCGGCAAACGAGTGCGCCGGAGAAGATTATCCGATAGGGGCTTATGGTAGAACAATTCGGGAACTTGCAGTTCTCGGGAGCAGTAGACCTGGAATTTCTTATCAACCAACTGTGGGTCGATATAATACAGTCTCTCCATGTGATCACTTACCTGCAATTCATGTTCGAAATATGGGTAGCGGTTCCGGACAATCAGTTGAATTAAACTACAAGCGCGGACATCTTTCTGAAATTGGGTTGCTTCTAAACAATCCTTTTGATGATACGACAGAATTTTATGATCCAGATGACGGAGCAAAGTATAACGAATTAGCAACAGAAATATATGGATCTGGATATAATGTCGATAGAAGATGGGCAATTCTTGTTAAGGATCAGGACGAACAATTGGATGGTGGTGGTTCTGAATTTAGTTGGGGCCCGGCGAATAGAATTGGTTTGGGAATTCTTCAAGATCCTCTGAAAAATTGGGCAACATCTCCGACAGACGGTTACTTAAATTCCAGATTGCACGGAGATCCTCGGTTACACGAAAATACAAATTTATGGTTCTGGGATAATGTATTTGGGTTTGATCCGGAAGCATACAATAGATGGGTGGATGAAACATTTAATCCTTGGCCGAGTGATGCGACAGAAACAGAAATCGAAAATCTACCGGAACAATTTAGAACTTTCTACGAACAAATGTGGGACGCTCAGAATGTAGGAACTGCGATGGGAACCGTAAATGGCCAATGGTATGTTCCAAGTATTACTGAATTAAATCATCTGCTATATGTTCAGCAATTTAAAGGCATTAACTTAAACATGTCCGGAACTTATTGGTCTTCGACATCAGGAAAGATTAAACAGTCTAATTCAGAATTCCCATACGGAAGACCCTCAGAATGGTTGGGTGCAGAAACCGAGACAGATTACGCTTCATCTCCTTGGTTGAGTGATCCATATCTTGCATATAAAGCGGCAAGTGGTTACTATTCCTTCGCTCAAGAATTTTCTCAATCTGGCGCGATTGGTGACATATATAGTAAGCACAAGACAAATGAAACGGCAAAGGTGAGACTTATCAAGAGAATACCAATTTATGTTGCAAGCCCACTTTGCTACAACCCACAATCATATCCGATTATTTTGGACTGTAATGATAGATCTGGTCCTTGCGCGTGCGGAGGAGATGTTTTACTATGAGCAGAGGAAGTAGTTCTATAAATGCAGTAAGTGCTATTACTGGTAACACAGGACCAGACGGACCAACAGGACCTATTGGACCAACTGGAAATACTGGACCCACTGGAGGAACTGGTGAGACAGGAGCCAGTGGTCCATCTGTTATAAGCAGTAAGTATGCGAGTGATGGTAGACTTGTACTCGTTCTCACCGATGATACAGAAATTACAATTGATGGATTGACTGGTGATTTTTCTGTTTGGTCAGGTGAAGTTACCGGGGAAAATTTAACAACTACCGGATCTAAACTATTCCTTAGTGGACCTGATGGAACTACTAAAGGAAATACCTTTGAGTTTGTTTCCATTACTGGTGACGGTATTATAGAGGTCACTGGAGATGGAACCTCAGTAATCATTGGAGCAACTTTATCGGCATCCGAAATTGCAATTGGGTTCAGTGGTGCAAGCGGAATTGCGTATCTTTTTCAAGAAAATGTAGTTCACTCAACAACCGCTGATAATTTATCAATACAATCTCCTTCGGTTATAAATCCAAACAGAAAAAGAAATGCTTTGGACTTTATGGGATCTACCAGTGATACTGGATCGGCACTAAAAACATACGACAAAACACAATCAGTCGGACCTTTTTCTGCAACAGATGTAATCGGAATTACTGGATCAATCGCAACAGGACAAGGTGATGCTCAACCCGGTGAAGGTATTTTCTTGGATGTTTCTGCCGGGACAATGATTAATATTAACGCAAACTGGCCAGGAGTTGGTATTCAAGGATTCACTGGATATCAACTCGATGATGATTATGAACAAGTTATTAGTTTCACCGCTGTTGTGAATGGAAATTATTTCTGGAAATTCCCTGATCATGTATTCTTCGAAGAAGGAGAAGACTACTTTAGTTGTGGGTCAGATATTGTTAACTTCACTGCAATAAAAGACTTCACCGCACTCAATCAACCATATAAATGGTTTGCTACATTTGCGGCAAGGGGATATGGAGTTACTAGTTGTCAAAATTCTGGATCTTTTGGTTCCTGCTGCTTAAGTTCATCAGATACCGGATTTGAATGTATTGACTTTGTTGATCAATTCACCTGCACTCAAGAGTTGGGTGGAGAGTATTCTGCATTCCAGTCATGTGCAAATGGTTGTGGCGAAAGAAAGGGAGTTTGTTGCTCTCAGGGTGAGTGTAACGGTGATGTAAGTCCTGAAGAGTGTGAATTCTATAACGGAACTTACTGGGTTGGTGTAGCCTGCGGAGAAGAGGAAACCGAAAATCCAGGCTTAAACTTAGGATTTGATGGTCCAGACATTGATAACCCCGGAGAGGGTGGAGACACAGAAGAAGATAACACTCCGACATATCCAAATGATCCCGATGCATCTAACAGAGATAGATTCTGTTACGATCCATGTAAAGCACCTTTAGCATGTTGTAGAAACGGCGAATGTCTGGGTGATTATTCCCAAATTCAATGCGAAGAAATTTTAGGTGGCGTTTCAATCTCTCCTCCGCCGGGATCTCCAGCAGGATGTGGTTATGTTAATTGCTGCGAAGCCATTAAATATGAAGGTGCTTGCTGCTTTGGTTTTACTGGAGCAGAAGGACAAGAGCAATATTGCGAAGATTCAGTTTATGTTTATGATTGTCACGCCAGAGGTGGTGTCTTCATGGGCCATGCAACACAATGTGCAAATATTGATTGTTGCATTAATGATTTAGATGAAAGAGCGGCTTGCTGTACTTACAATTTTGGCACCGACAGTTATACTTGTGAAGACGGAAAATCAGAAGAAGAGTGTTTGGCTCAAGGTGGACAATGGCAAGGTTTTAATTCAGAAAACGCACCAGTTGTCTGTGCAGATAATCCATGTCCTAGTATCAATGACAAATTCGCATGTTGCACACAACTTTCGGATGGTTCTTATCAATGCAATGAAACATACGAAGAACAATGCACTGGTCTTTGGTTTGATAACACGGCATGTTCTTCAGATCCATGTCCAACTCCACCAAACGGTTCTTGCTGTAAATGGATAATGGAAGAAGGTCAATATGAATGCAATGACAATGTTCCACTAACAGAATGTCAAGACGACAATGATATTTGGAGAGATGTTGCAAACGGAGAACCTAATTGCTCTGAAGAAGATTGTCCTATAAAGGGTGCTTGCTGTGTTACACTTCCAACTGGTCAAGTGGTGTGTTCAGAAGTTTTGCAATCAGTCTGTGATGCACTGGAAAATGGTGCCTTTGCCGGTGAGGGAGTAGAGTGTTCTAATGAGTTATGTGGAGTTTGCCCTGACGGATTCCCCCCTGATGAAGATGGATGTCGGTGCGGTGAACCTCCAAATCCCCCATGTCCTCCTGAAGTGCTTTGCTGCGGTTGTCGCTGCGTTCCCGAAACAACAGAAGAAGATAGTGATGTAAATTGCTCTTTTGTTTCATTCTCTGTAATTGATGAGTGTCCAGAGGGATATTCCCCAGTAGATGATGAAAAGGGATGCAATTGCGATGCTGTAAATGATCCCAACTGCTGTCCAAATCCCGGCGGAGGAGGAAATCCCGGCGGAGGAGGAAATTGTTGCGAAGGTGCAGCATGTCCAGACGGATATGAATGCAGTGGTCCTCCAAACTGTATATGTCGAATTATAGGCAATCCGGGTGGCGGCGGCGGTGGCGGCGGCGGCGGTGACGGTGAAATAGATGGAACCCTTTGTTGTGTTGATCGAATCAACCCAAACGATCCAAATGAAGTGCCGCCAGAGGGTGCTAGATTCTGCGAGGGTCCTCTAGAGTGTCACTCCGCATGTATTCGACAGCAACTGTGCGGCGAAGATTTAGTTTCGATGATTACTGAAACGGGCATGATTTGGAATATGTGTACCAGATGCAAGTCAAGAACTTCTGATTTCTGGAAATGCTGGTTAGATGATACCGAAAGAATTGTAGCGAAATTTTTGTGCGAAACGGGCAGTGGTGTATGTGCATTAGGGCCAGGGGGACCGAGTACATCATGTAAACTTAAGGACGGCACAGAATTACCTAATAATTATTGTGATGGTTTTGACGAAGGTTTTAATGATACTATAGATTTTCTTGGTCAATTGATCGAGGAAAAAATGGAAGATGATCCCAGAAATCCCCTTTGCTCAGAACTATTGGGATGTGAGTCACCGAGCGACTGCCCGGAACTGGTTAGAGTGAATTCATTCGACGCTGGGAACTGGAACAGAGTCGCGCAAATAATTAGAGCGATAACATCACCAGAAGCTGCTAATCAATGCTGTGTTGGGACACTGGATGAATGGCTAGAGAACAATGTAAGATTTCTTTGGAATAATCTTCAAGTATCTGATTTTCAGTCCGACGAATGTCCTCGACCGCAGATTGCACAATCAAAGCTCATCGATGCAGATGACAAATGGGAAACCTTTAAAGATAGTTTAAAGGGTATCATATGCGTATATGGTATTCATTGTAATGGAATAGGGGGAACTGTATATGGCCCAGAATGCATTGAGCAAGTAAATTCTAGCATTGCTAATGATGATAGAACAGGTATTTCTAATATCTACGATCAATTATGCAATGAGATTAATGATAATGATATCAAGTTTGTCGAACAAATCAGCAATGAAATTGAAAACCAAAAACTTTGCCAATACTGTCAATACTGCGGAATCGTAGACAGATCGATGCACGAGAAGATGAAGAGTCAGGGTATGGAAAAGGCATTTTGCAATGCAGGTAATGTTGGAGATCAGTTTACCTCACCGAACGGAGGAGTAAATAAATCTTTCTCTGATGTCAATATCTGCACCTCATGTGCGCCGATTCCTTGTGGTTGTGCAAAGGAACCCAGCGCATGCGATCAAAGCGATTCAGCAAGACATCAAAACTACTGCGAAAACCAATCATCTGGACCGGGTGAAATTGGAGATGCTATTCCCGAAGATTGGCAAGATAATTGGGATGATTTTAACACTTGTGGATCCAAAAACATACTACACGATTCTGTGCGGAACACCGATCCTAACGGTCCACGGGAGTATGACAGACCTGTTTCTGTTTCACAACTATGTGCAGACGAAGAATATGGAACTGGAAATTGTCCGAGTAATGATTCTTTCCAATCAATGTGCAGAAAATTAGCGAAGATAATGGAAGGTGAAAGAAACAAATTTGCACTAAAGGTAGATGATCTTATCTTTGGATCAGGTGGTTTACTTCAGTATCTCTACAGA